AAATTACTACGATCTCATCTGAGCAAGAGTTGGCTGATACATTTGGGAAACCAAATGCAGATAACTTTGAAGAATGGTTTTGTGCTGCTAACTTTTTAGGTTACGGAAACAATCTGAAGGTAGTAAGACCAATTACAGGATTATTAAATTCTGTTTCAACTGGATCTGCTGTCTTAATTAAAAATACGGCTGACTATTTAGATACATACTATTCAGCATCAGGCGCTGGACAAGTAGTAAACATTGGAACATGGGCTGCTAGAGAAGCAGGAACATTAGGAAACAGTTTAAAAGTTTCTTTATGTCCTAACTCTACTGCTTTTGGACCTCATTCACAAAGTGGCACTCTAATAGTAAATGACGCTACTGCGGCTATCGGAGATACAACCATCACAGCAGATGATGGATCTTTGGTTCAAGTAGGCGACATACTAGAGTTTGGAGACGCAACTGCTGTGCCTTCAACTTCAGGTGCACCTTCAGGATTTTACTACAAGGTAACTGCAATCAGCACAAACGTTCTAACAATCGCAAGATTCAATCCTCAAACAGGAGTTACTGAAACTGGTGGTTTAAGACACGCTATTGCTGATGACGCTAAATTCCTAAGACATTGGGAATACTACTTTAACTTTTCAACTCCACCGTCAACAACAGACGATACAGCTGCTGCTGGTGGTTCAAATGATGAAATGCATATTGCAGTAATAGATGAAGATGGTTCAATCACAGGAACTGCTGGAACAATCCTAGAAACTTTTGAAGGTGTTTCACAGGCGTTTGACGCTAAAACTTCTACTGGTGCAAGTAACTATTATCCACAAGTAATATATCAACAATCAAAATACATTTACTGGATAGATCATATTGCTACTTTATCAGATGGTGTGACTAAAGTAGGTACAACTTTTGATAATACAGTTGGTGACGCTTTCGTAGTATCTAACACTTCACTTACAGCTGGTACAGATGACTTTGCTGCTACTAACGCTGAAATTGCTACTGCATACGAGAAATTTAATGACGTAGAAAACGTTGATTTAAGTTTACTATTATGTGGACCATCTCAAACAAGTGCTGACGACACTGGAGATACAAAAGCAACTGCTGTTATGGATATTGCAACAGCAAGAAAAGACTGTGTTGCTTTCATATCACCTGCGAGAGCAGATGTAGTTGGTGTTGCAAACGCAATCACACAAACTCAAAATGTAGTAGGATTTGCTGATGGTTTACCGTCAACAAGTTATGCTGTAATTGATAGTGGTTACAAATATATGTACGATAGATACAATGACGTTTATAGATTCGTTCCTTTGAACGGAGACATTGCTGGTCTTTGTGCTAGAACTGACAGTATTGCAGACGCTTGGTTCTCACCAGGTGGATTCAATAGAGGTCAAATTAGAGGTGCTGTTAAATTAGCATTCAATCCAAACCAAACTCAAAGAGATGAATTATACAAATCTAAAGTAAATAGTGTTGTATCATTTCCTGGACAAGGTACTGTATTGTTTGGTGATAAAACTGCTCAATCTAAACCTAGTGCTTTTGACAGAATAAATGTTAGAAGATTGTTTATTGTTTTAGAAAAGGCTGTTTCTACTGCTGCTAAATTTCAACTATTTGAATTCAATGACGAATTCACTAGAGCACAATTTAGAAATCTAGTAGAACCTTTCCTAAGAGATGTACAAGGTCGTAGAGGACTTACAGATTTCTCAGTAGTCTGTGATGATACAAATAATACTGCTGATGTTATAGATAGAAACGAATTCAGAGCTGATATCTTTATCAAACCTGCACGTTCTATCAATTTCATTCAACTTAACTTTGTGGCTACTAGATCAGGCGTTGCCTTTTCTGAAGTCGCAGGATCTTAATAGAGAGGAGATAAAATAAAATGCCAAATATAAATGAATTCAAATCTCGTTTAAGAGGTGGTGGAGCACGAGCCAATCAGTTTAAGGTAACTTTACCTTTTCCTGGCTATGCTTCTGTTGGTGGAGAAACATCTGATCTTGCTTTCTTATGTTCAGCAACTGCCCTACCTGGTCAAACAGTAGGACAAGTTGCAATACCATTTAGAGGAAGAGTACTTAATATCGCTGGGGATCGAACTTTTGAACCTTGGACAATTACGGTATTAAATGATACTGACTTTAAATTGTACAGAGCATTTGAAAGATGGATGAATGGTATAAACAACATGACTGACAACGAAGGTATTGCTAATCCAGCAGACTATCAAGTTGACGGTTTCGTTGACCAATTAGACAGAAACGGAACAACTCTAAAGTCATACACTTATAGAGGGTTATATCCAGAAGTATTAGCAAACATTCCGTTGAACTATGCAACGAATGATACTATTGAATCTTTTGATGTAACGTTCAGATACCAATACTTCGAAACAGATACGACTACATAATATACTTAATAAGTTAAATCGAAAAGGAAAATTATAATATGGTAAAACTACTTGGGTTCGAGATAACAAGAAAAGATAATGATCTGGAGAAGCCAGCAAATGCCAAACAGGCGTTTACTATTCCTTCTCCAGATGACGGTACAACAACTATATCTGCTGGTGGTTACTTTGGCCAATACTTGGATATGGAAGTTACTGCCAAGAACGACTTTGATTTAATCAAAAGATATCGTGAGATCAGTCAACATCCTGAATGTGATACTGCGATAGAAGATATAATCAATGAGGTTATCATTTCTAATGAAAGAGATTCTTCGGTTTCTTTATCGCTAGATAAACTTGCTATTTCAGACAATATAAAAACAAAAATTAGAGATGAGTTTGATGAAGTCTTACGACTATTAAACTTTGACGAAAAAGGTTTCGATATCTTTAAAAGATGGTATATTGACGGAAGAATTTACTTCCACAAGGTAATCGATCCGACTAGTCCTCGAAAAGGAATTACAGAAGTTAGATACATTGACCCTAGAAAAATTAAAAAGGTTCGTGAGATAACTAAAAAGAGAGATAATAAAGGCAAAGGTATTGAAGTTATAGAACAAACTGCCGAATGGTTTGTATATAATGAAAAAGGAATGTCTTCAGCAAATTCTAATGCTGGTATAAAGATTTCTTCTGATTCAATTACCTATGTTACTTCTGGTGTTGTAGATCAAACTAGAAATATGGTTATGGGTCACTTGCATAAAGCAATTAAACCTACTAATCAATTAAGAATGATCGAAGACGCTGTTGTTATTTACAGAATAGTAAGAGCACCAGAAAGACGAGTATTCTATGTTGATGTAGGAAACTTACCGAAGGTAAAAGCAGAATCATATTTAAGAGATGTGATGGCAAGATACAGAAACAAACTTGTATATGACGCTTCTACTGGTGAGATAAGAGATGACAGAAAACATATGTCAATGCTTGAAGACTTTTGGCTACCTCGTAGAGAGGGTGCAAAAGGAACTGAAGTATCTACATTACCTGGTGGTCAAAATCTAGGTGAGATTACAGATGTTCAGTACTTTCAAAAGAAACTTTACAAGGCATTGAATGTACCGATTTCAAGAATGGAATCAGAAGCAGGTTTCAATCTTGGTAAGGCTGCCGAAATTACTAGAGATGAATTAAAGTTTACTAAATTCATTCAACGATTGAGAAAAAGATTTACACAAGTCTTTGGCGATATACTAAAGTCACAATTGATTTTAAAAGGTATCATCACAATCGAAGATTGGCAGAAGATACACAATCATATTCAGTATGATTATCTTAAAGATGGATATTTTGCTGAATTAAAAGAAGCAGAGATTATGCGAGAAAGATTAAGTCTTGCACAAGAAGTAAGTCCTTATGTAGGAAAATATTACTCTATTGATTACATAAGAAAGAAAGTATTAAGACAAAGTGACGAAGATATAATTGAAATTGATAATCAGATTGCTGATGAAATTAAACAAGGTATTATCGCCTCACCTGAGGGACAGTCTATGGAAAATGATGATGGTAATACTGATATAAATATAGGAGATGAATAATTATGCCAAATGATAATGTAAAAGATATGGTTAATTCACTTGCGAGTGGTGACAATATTAAAGCTCAAGACGCATTTAAGAATGCTTTGTCTGACAAAATCGGACAAGCACTTGATGATAAAAGACAAACAGTTGCTACGGACTGGTTAAATAGTGCTCAAGATCAAGAAGCAATAAAAGACGCTAGTGGATTAGACGCTGGTGCAAGTAGTGTTGTTACACCAGGACAAGAATCGCCTGTGGAAGAACCTGTTGCTGATGAAGTTGAGATAGATCAAGGTGGAGAAGATGTTGAACCAGCTGTCGTTCCAGAAGTTTAAAAAAACTCTAGTTGAGTTAAAGGAAGACAGTCCTAAAGAAACTGCGGAGTT